TCAATCCCTGTCGCGCCCACCATCCATTGGATGGCTCAGGTCCTCGCTTGCAGCGGATCTCTTCACCACAACATTCCGACCCCCCTGACCCTCGGTGGTCAGCAAATGGTCAGCACTAAAAGCCTTCGCCTCACGGTGGACAGCGCGCCAGATCGTGGTCAGCGCTCGCACGACATTGCGCATCCGCTCGGGGCGGTACTTCGCATATATCTTGGTCGTGCGCGCCAGCTTGCCGTCATGGCCAAGCATTTCCACCACTTCGCGCTCCGGCACCGATTCGTCCTCGTAGAGCATGGTCGCGATCGTGTGCCGGATCGTCTTGGGGTGCACGTCGGCGGATAGGCCGAGCGTGCGGCGCATGATGCGCCAGGCCGTCTTGCGGCTGCCAGCCGTCGCGCCGCCTTCCCTCTTCCACTTGCGCAGGACCGCGCGCAGCGGCTTGATCGCAGGCAGGACAGCGTTGCGCTTCTTCGTCTGCTTCGATGCCTCGGGCTGCAGGTCGATAAAACCGAACCGCTCGTTGAACTGGGTCCGGGGATCGAACTTGAGTGCAGCCTGTGGACGCACGGCCGTGGCGAACTGGAGCGCGACGAATCGGAACAGGTCGAGATTGTGGCTGGCGTACCAGCCGATCCGCGCCATCTCCTCGATCGTCAGCACGCGCTCGCGCGGCGGCGACTTATACTCTTCGCCCAGATCGGGAATGCGCGGCGCGTGAGTGATGCGCATGTTGTCGGCCGCATAGTGGACCGCGGCGCGCACGTCGTTGATGTTCCGCTGCACGGTCGCCCCGGCGACGCCCGTCTCACTGCGGTAGTCGAACGTCTCGCCGAACCACTCCAGATCGAAGGCATGCGGGCCCATACGCCATTCGCGGAAGCGCTCGAACAGCGCTGGGGTCAGATCGGTCACGACGGCATTCACGCCCGCCTGGTCCTGCAGGAGGAAGGCGAGGAAGGTGCGCAGGGAGCGGCTGGTCTGGTCATTGTTGACCGCCTTGCGCCCCTTCTCCTTCCAGTAGGTGATGAGAATCGGCGCGACTCCCGCGTCCGTCGGTGCCTGCCGGGTGCTGAGCGCCTTGATCTCGGCAACGTGAGCATCGAGGACGGCCTTCGCTGCGTCTAATGTTCTCTTGCGAGTGCTGCGATAAACGACCGTCCGTCCGCGGGGGGTGGCGATTTGCCAGATGCCCTCGGCCTTGCCGTCGCGGCGGAAATCGAGCCAGTAGTCGCCGACGATATAGGGGCTGGTGTCACGGGACATAGTTCGTTCGCTTCAATCCGGGAGATCATTTCGAGCACGCCGTAGCCGGCGAGCTCCTGCAACTGGTCGAGGGTGAAAGATGCGCCGGTACCATTGCGAAGCGCCCGGCGGTACTTCTGCGCGATGCTATGGGCGGTCATGCGGCCTTCTCCTGAGTGAGGGCCTCAAGGGTCTTTGCTGCCTGCTGAGCGGAATGCAGTGCGCGGGTTAGGGCATTCTCGACCTTTTCGACACGCACATCGGCGCGGCATTCTGCCTGCAATTCAGCGATGCGGCGGCGGATGCCATAGACGCTCGCGGGCTCTTCCAGTCCTAGCCACGCCAAAAGGTCGCGCTTGGCGATCTCGTACTCAGCGGCCTCGCGCTTGGCGAGCTCGATGTGGGATTTCTTCCTCGCCTCGGCTTCGAGATCGATCCGTTGCCACATGGCCCGGCGCTGTGCCTCGTAGTTGGTCGCCTCAGTTTGCGCGGCAGTGAGGTCGCGAGCTGCCTTCGCCACGGCGGCACCGAACTTCTTGCGGACGGCTTCGTGCTCCACCCACAGCTTGATCTCGCGCGGCTTTGGGATTGTCCGCTCAACCGACCTATGAACACCATCGATCAGGAGCTTCATGCATGCATCCATCGGTAGCGTGACCGGCTGGCGTGTGGCCTTCCGGATGTTCCGCCACACCTTGTCCTTGCGCACTATCAAGCCGCAGCCGGTCGGGATATCGGCTGGTGTGCAAAGTCCCTCGGGGACGGCAAAGATGACGGCACCCGCGAATTGCAGATACTTCTGCCACTTGCCCGACGTGGTATCGGAACGCAGATCAGAGCGGCTGATCTTACATTCGTAGGCAGTCGGGAGCGGTTTGCTGTAGGACCGTTCAAGTGTGTAGACGTCGGGGCGAGGCGAACCGCTGGGGCCGAGTTGCATGTCAGTCCAGACCATCCGCTTATCGTTGCGGAGGTACTGCGCCAGATCTGCGGCTAGTTCGTCGTGCTTCCATCCGTGGTCGCTCATGCTGCCCACCTCCAGTGGCCGCTCTCCGCCCTGGAACAGCCCTCGATCGACAAGCGAAGTCGACCGGCGGCAATCGGGTGATTTGCCACCATCCACGCTTGCTCGATGGGCTCTCCGTCAACGGCCTGGAACAGCCAGCAGTAATCCTCGTCGCACCAGGACCCATTTCCCCAAGGACCACGCCGTTTGTTCCAATCGGTTTCCGCCACCCTGCACTCCGGGTGCGAGTACCAACCGAAGAAGTCACCATCCTGGATGGTCGAGCAGTACACAGCCGGCTGGCGCGCATGGATCATCGTCCCGCAGGCTTCGCAGCGGTGCGGCTTGCGGACGGCGCGGAGCAGGCGCTCGCCGAGAAACTCGTAGCTCATGCTGCCTCCCTCGCGCGGCGTTCCCGCGCCTGCTCGACCGCTGCGAGCATCTTCTTTCCCTTGCGCCGGCGCTTCGGATCGTCGGAGTTCGCGTCGAGGCGCGCGGTGTACTCGACCGGACCGTAGCGATCGGTGAGCACCGCGCCGTAGCGCAGGGCCTTCTCCTTCTTGCTCAGGGAGATGTCGAAGTGGACCCAGGCCACATTGCGGTGCTTCCCGTGCGAGAGCGTCGGGTGGCCCTGAATCCACTTGCGCTGGACACCGATGCGGTCAGCCATCGCGAGCAACTCGTCGAGGCTCTCCGACCACATATGACACATAATCATGTTGCCGAGGCGCAGGCGGGTGTCGTCGACGTAGACGGTCATCAGAACGGCACCTCGTCGGCTGGTTCAAATTCCTCGATCTCGACAGGCTGTCGCACGCGGGCGACGAGCCGCGCTTCCATGACGAAGAATTCCTGCAAGGGATTTTCGAGCGCAAGGCGTGATGCCTCGGCCTTAGCCTGCCAATCGGTGGGGTGCCTGTGCGTCGGTGGGCGCGTGCCTTCAGGATTCCAGACGATGAAGAATGAAGGCTTGGTCTCGCTCATGCTGCCACCTCATCGGCTGGCATCTGGTATCGGATGCGGTGATCCTCAGGCAGGTAACGGCGAAAGCTCGCAATTGCCTCGTCGATGTTGGGATGTCTTCCGGCAATTCCACCGTCATGGCCGCGTTGAAAGAACGAGAGCTCCATGTGGCCCCACGCCTTCGCGCGAATTTCGACACGGATGCGCGCCTCGTGTGCGAGCATGACGAGCATCGTCAGGGCGCCGCTATCGAACGTCGCCATGCGGCCATCACGCCACGGCACAAACATTCCGGAATGGTGACCGTTCGAGCCTGGCGCGCCCCAATTAACGCGCTCCCAATTGATCGGGGCATTGTAGATCCCGCCGCCGACCATGCCGCAGATGTCGATCACCTTAGCCTGGAACTGGGTGAGCTTCTCCGGAGCTGGCTTGTAACGTTTCCGGTTCTTCCCGGCGAGGTTGGCATAGTGGTTGTTGGACTCCACCCATCTGGCGTGGTCCATAGTCGCGTAGCTCATGCTGCCACCTCATCAAACTTGCCCGCCTCATCGCCCCAGCAATCCCAGCCCGGGCGGCTCGTGCGGCTAAAAATCTCGGCGTAGGGTCCGGCGTAGAGCGCCTCGACCATCTCGTACTGCTCCTCCGGCTTGCGGCTGTGCTCGCGGACTGGCGCGACAATCAGGTTGCGCACCGAGCGCGACTGCACGCGCGGCTGGCCGATCGTGCCGACCAGGACGAACTCTGCGGCAGAGCGGAAGACGTAGCCGGTCCCGAAGGCCCATGCCTTGCCGGTGCTCGACTGCTTCGCCCACGCGGCCGATGATTTGAACGCAAAGCCCCACTTGCGCATGAGCTCGACAGCGTCGGGAAGCATCGGCGCGGTCGCCCACATGAACATGGCGCAGTCCGGCGCGGCCAGATGCGCGACCGGCAGCGCGGCGATGTCGTCGAGCGACATGCACTGATAGTGCGCCGTCGGGTTCTTGCCCTCGCCCTTCCCGCTGAAATTCCGGAAGTGCCACGGAGGATCGACCAGTAGCGCGCCGTAGGAGAATGGGCGCATGGTGCCGAAGGGCCAGCTTGTGGCGCTCTTGTGTCTGGAATTGGAAACGAAATCAGTGCTATCGGGCGCGCCGCCACTGGTTTGTGGAGCGCGGCTGTGTGGAGCCAAGTCGTGTCCAAAGCGATTATGCGCTGGCGGGTTCGATTCCTGCCCGATCATGACTTCCTCGCCTCCCGTGCCGCGTGCTCGACCTTCGCCACAGCGAGGACGGCTGGCTTCAATTCGTCGGGCGCGTCGTCATAGGCGAGGACATGCCGGTAGCGATTGCCGCCAGCGAGGCGTGGCAGGAGCGCTCGCGGGATCAGCTCCCAGTTGCTCGGATCGGTGTTGAGCCTGTCGCCCAGGCATTTAAGGCAATAGCCTTCGGGGATGGGGCCATTGACGGCTTCCCACTCGACGCGGTGCACGAGCTGCCAGCGCGTTTGCATGGGCAGGCCATCGTGAACCTTGCGCTCGCGGTAGCCGTCCTCGCTGACACGCTCCGTTCCGACCGGCTGCCAGTTGAGGTTCGCCTTGCCAGTGCGGTTGCCCTTCTTGAACTGCGTGCGCCGCGCATTCGGGTGCAGCCCACCGGTGCCAGGCGCACACTTCTTGCCCTTGTTCACCGGTTCCTGCCCCTTGGCGAAATGCCCGGTGCGCCCAGTCTTCCAGCCCTTCCGTTTGCGCAGCGCATGGAGATGGCCGGCGGTGACATCATCGCGCGCAAACTCGGCGACGAATGCGCGGTGATAGTCGCTGATGACCATCGAGCGGTGCGCCTCAAGCCAGTCCATTTCGGCGGGGCTGTAGCGGATAGCCCGGCCCTTCATGCGTTACCCTCGTAGCTAATAGCTTTGCGCTCAACGCTCGGCGCGATGCCCTTGAGGTGAGGTTCAAAATGATAGCCGTTGTCCGCCAGAAGCTTCGCGGCCTTGAGTTGCAAGTCGGCGTTGCGGATGATCTGGTCTGCAACCTGGACCATCGCATCGGCGCGCTTGGCCTCCTGCTCGATCTTGTCGGCGTCCATGTCCTCGTCGCCCAGGCGCTCGAGCTGCATGAACAGGTGATCGTTGAGGTCGGTGAGCTTGTTCTTCATGCGGCTGCTCCGAAAAGGTCCATCTGGTCGGGGACGAGGCTCTCGGCCCACTCGATGATCTCGCGGGCTTCCCGCTGCATCGACGGGTCTGTCAGTTTGGCGAAATCACGGTGGAACCTCGCGATTTGCTCGCGGATCGCATCCTCACGCCTCGGGTGCGGCTGGCAGTCATCAGTGATCGGTCCTGTCGACCCCCACCAGCTGCCGGTGAAAAACGAGAACCCACGATATGACCGCCAACCTTCCGGGGTCTCCACGAGATCAATTGCCGCCCGGCGCCCGCCACCCTTGCGATAGAGTTTAAGCTCTTCGTGCGGGCAGTAGACGCCGCAGTCGTTCTTGGTGCCGGGGAGCCAGTTGCTCATGCTGCCCGCGCCTCCTGCTCGGCTGGAAACTGCTTTGCGAACCAAGCGGCCAGCTGGGCACGGTGCTCGCCGATTCCGGCGCCGTCCGTCTCGTCGATCTTCATGATGTTCCAGAGATTGCTGCCCGATGCCTTCCACATCGCGTCGCGGTAGAGTGTGCCGCCCGCGAACAGGACCGCCTCAGCCTCATCGACGAGGCCGGGGACCATCTGGAATTCGTAGGAAGGATCGAGCGCCATCTTGGCGATCAGGGCGGCCGAGATGCGCTGCTCGTAGTCCGGCACCTCGACGTCGACCGGGATGAAGCCGTACAGGCCGCTGAGGACCCAGATCTGCAGATCCTTCGATGCCAGGCAACGGGCAGCTTCCGGATGCCGGGCGAGGCATGCGCGGAGCGTCTGCCACATCGGGCCGTCGTAACGGTCGAGTGCGGCAAGCGGGGCTGCATCGGCGCGCTTGGTGCCGGAGCAGGCCATTATGACGAGCTTCATGCCCTGCCCTCCGCCTTGGCGATGGCGGCTTCGACGCGATCGGAGAAGGTGTTGCCCAGGCCAACGCTTTCCCACGCAATACGGCGATCAGCTTCAGCGAGGAGTGCGAGCAACTCAGGCGCGGCCGAGATAAGGCGGGCGTTCGCTTCCCAAGGATCAGTCCCCGCTCGGCGGTGTGCACTCAACTGCTCGTCTGTGTAGACTTCAGGGCTGCGCGCTTGGCAGATGAGATAGCGACCGGCGCGAACAATACCCCAATCGTCATGCGGCTGATTGCGGTATTCCCAAGGCCCCTTCGTGTGCCCGCTCATGCCATCACCCCGCGCGGCTGGCCTTCCTCGGTGACCGGGGAGAGGTCGCCATACTCGCCGCAGCCGCGGCCCGGCTGGCCCGGATCATCCTCGTTGACGAAATCGAGATAGTGCACCCAGCCATGGCCGCAGGCGAAGCCCCACTCGCGGACTTTCGGGCCCGTGATGAACAGCGAGATCGCGCGCTCGCCCGGGATGACCTCAAGGCGGTGCAGCGCCATCGCACTGCGCTCGACGAAGTCACCGGCATTGCGGACAGTCGCGCCCTGGGGCGTGTGCTCGATGTAGCGGCCCGCGATCAGGTAGCTGGTGTTCGCCCACGGATGATCGTGCAACGCGCGGTCGTCGTCGCTCTTGCGGATCTCGTGCAGGTAGACGTTCATCTGCTCGTTGCGCGGGACGATGAACCAGCGGCGCAGATAGTCGTCGCCGATCACGAAGTCGGGCTCGCGCTGCATGATGCTTTCAGCCCATGCCTGCATTTCGGGGAGAGTGGCGTAGGAGAGCATCATGCAGCTTCCTCGACCCGCACGTATTCGGTCGTCGGTACGTAGGGAAATTCAACGTAAACGCGGCTGTCTCGGCTGGTGTATGCAGCCCCGCTCGGCTCAATGAAGACGCGGCCATTGATGTCGTAGGCCTTGCCGTCATCCTCTCGGAATACGTGGCCGCAACGCTTGTTCTGCTGCAGCCCGCCGTAGGCGATATCCATCCACTCGCTCTCGTGACCGGTCAGCGGCGAGAAAGGTTCGAACTTGAGCGCCTTCTCGATGTAGGTCTGAGCGTAGCTGGCACTCGAGCCCGAGTGACCTTCGAGGCCAAACATCGCGACCATATCGAGAACATTCTCACCTATGGCGCGCTGCATCTTGTCGGCTAGTTCATCTCCTTTTCGCGGGAAGGCTATCGCCCACTCGCTGCGAGCGTGCTTCAGATAGTTGCTGTCACGTTGTGACCAGCGAACAAGCTTGCGACCGACTTCGCCGACCAGATGATTGATGCGATACTTTGCGCGCAGAATGCTGTGTCTCATGGTGGGAGAACCTCAGTAGGCTGTGAAATCAGTAGGGGAGCTCGTTCTCGGGCACGTGCATCCGGCCATTGGCCTGGGCGGCATCGCGATCTGCGATCACTTCCCGCGACTTGCGCAGCACGAGCTGGACCACGTCGGCCGCCCTCTCGGACTGCGGCGCTGTCGCCAGGCCAGTGGCGCCAGGCCAGACGCGCAGGAGATACGCGGCAACAACCTCGGCCTCGTCGTAAGTGAGGTGGAGCATGTTCGGTTCGGTCGTCACGCGGCTGCGCCTCCGGTTGCCCGCGACGGCTCCGGCGCCGCGGGTGGTATTCGCAAATCGGCAAGCGGGGGGATGGGAGCCGATCGGAGCTGCGGTTGGGAGAGGTTGGCCGGGGACGGTCATTCGCCGCCCTCCGGCCTGCGACCCGGCAGGCTGCCAGGATGAAAGACGAGCGCGGCGCAGCACGCGGCTGCGATCGAGCCAAAGACGAACACGACGCCGAACACGGCCAGCCAGAGGCGGTCGGAATTCACGAAGGCCTCGACGGCTGGATTGCGCAGGAGGAACTGCGTCCAGACATGCGCAGAGAGCGTGCCGAGCGCGATCAGGACGATGGCGATGATGGTGCGCATCACAGCTCACCCCGCTGCGTCATCCGGTCGATCATGTAGTCGAACAGGTCGATGAAGTTGTCGAAGGTGACGACCGGCCCGGTCGTAAGGTGCAGCCGGATCATGCCGCCACCTGCCGTGCCGAGAGCGACATTTCCTCGATACCGAAGAGCAGGCGCTGCAATTCCTCGCGGCGATGCTCGATCAGGTCGACCTTGTCCGAGACGTGGAACGCCTCGTTGTTCTCGCCGTCGTGGTAGGCGAGCGCCTTCGAGTACGGGAACATGCCCGCCTCGCCGATGTCCTTGGTGAGGCCGTCGAAATCCCGGCGGTGCCACATGTGCCAGCGGCGCGACCAGATTAGCCAGCAATGCTGCCCCTCGGGCGTCCTGACCAGCTTGCGCAGGAACTTGCCGTTGCGATTGCGGAGACGCGGGATCTTCATGCCACGCCGCCTTCGCGGAGCGGCTCGCCCCACTGCTCCAGCTGCCATTCAGCACGGCGCTGCGCGTATTCCATGAACGGTGACGCCGCGCCGCCCTCGCCTTCAAGGGCAGTCAGGAAGTTGCGGATCAGGTTGACGGCGACCGCGCGCTCGACCTTGCGGGTGTCGATGGGGCGACCAGCTACCGGCTGGGCCACTGCGCGATCTGCGGTGAAATGGGATGCGCCAGGCATCTTTCCCTCCAATCAGGCTCCCGGCGGGTCGGCGCTTTCGGCTCACCGCTGGGCTGTTGGAGGATGTTAGATCACATTTTGTGATTTTCAGTCAAGCCAAAATATTCACAAGTTGTGAATACGCCGCCGCAATGTAGGGCGAATCACCTTGCGATATCAGGCTGCCGATGGCGCTCCTCATCGGCGAGTGCCCGGTTTTCCAAGCAGGGGGCAAGTGTGACGGTGAGCAATACCGTGATGAGGAGTTGGATGGAAAACCTGGCCGAAGCCCAGTCTCCTGCGTCGTCAGCCACACCCAAATTCGGCGGTATGATGAAGGTGATGGCGTAAGTAGCGCAGTACAAGACGCGCCCAATCGCACAGAGCATCAGCAAACCAACCGGGTAGTGCCACCAACGTTCGATAGAATGGGCGTAATGCAGCCTTCTTCGGCCGTTGGTTATCCGGGCAAACGAAAGCGTATTGGCAAACCAGATGGGCGATACAATCGCGGAGACAATCCAAATCCCGCCGAACGCTCCGAAAACCCACCCCAAAATAGCCAGACCGAATTGAGCAGCGTTCACCCGTCAGTACCCGTTCGCACGATCGCTTGTGCCAAATTCACCAACTGACGCCGCTCGGTGTCGCTCGCATTGATCCAAATCTCAATTATATCGGTTGGAAGGGTGCGAGGGTCATGTTCAAGAATAAACCCCGGTTGTGTCTTGAGGGCCGGCGCCAGTCGGCGAAGCCACTTGGCTGACAAACCTCGCTCGCCCGCTTCCAAGTATCCAATCATGTTTGGATTGGTGCCTACGGCAGCCGCCAATTCTGCCTGCGACATGCCGCGAAACTCGCGCCATGCCTGCAGGTAGTTTGGCCCACCATTTTTGTCCGCACCTCCGGTCATTTGGGGATTATCGCAAATTGTGATGAGTAAATCTCCACACAGATTGTGATATTCACCCCTTGCCTCATAATTCACATTCTGTGATATGGAGGTATGGATAAGCCATCGCCACGTGAGTTGCGCGAAGCTACTGGCATAAGCCAGTCTTACGCCAGCATGATCGCCAACGGTGTTCGCGACCCTTCGCGTCCCCTTGCCATCCACATTTTCCGAAAGACTGGCTGGAAGCACCCGCTGATAGCTGATCTCTGCGCAGACCAGATCGATGTGCTCGAGAAGGTTGATCCTTGGCACCCGCGGGACGCCGCCGCGTGATCCGCCGCACGGAGGATAGCAGCGACACGGCTGCCTTCCACTTGCTCAAGTCGAGCGCTGCGCGTGGCATGCCCTGCCCCTGCAACGATGCCATCGCGGCAGCGATCGGCAGGCGCGGTCCGGCATCGGGCGCCAGTGCCCTGCGGCGGCTGGAACGAAGCGGGGCGATCTCGATCGAGCGCGCCCACGGCTGGCGCACCGTCACCATCACCGAATTCGGCCTGACGACACAGGGAGAGGACGCATGACGCTCGCCACCGTTGGAGTGTTCCTGCTCAAGTGGACTGCAACCGCCATGGCAGCCGCAGCTGCTTATGCGGTGGTCTTCTACCGGGCGAACCGCTGAGCCATGAAGCTCGCGGGTGCCGCCATCCTTGCCTGGCTCTTCATCGACCACATCGCGGCCCCAGCCGTCTCGCGGGCGCTCACCCGCATCTTCGGCCGGCACAACACCTCGTAACCGCATTGCGGCTGGCACTGGCCGGTTTCTCGCATTCGTCTTCATGCAACCCTTTTACTTCGCAGGTGCAGCAAAGTCATGGTTCATAAGAACACGATCTTGGAAAGCTACGCCCTAGGGGAGTCCCAAGGTAAGATAGCGATGGATTTAGGTATCAGCGCACGCACTGTTTCGCGTGTGATCGCCGCCAATTTCAGCGAGGCAGAACGAAAAAAGCTTCGTGGTCAGCGTGACCTGATTAGCGCTGCCGTAAAAGGCCAGAGAATCCAGCAAGAGCGTATTTCTTCTGGGAAATTTCGCATCATTCGAAGCGGTGAAGTATTGGTCGCCGTAGCGGGTGAAGTGAGATTTATTTTCGACATTTGCGACGAGTATCTGCTTCGGCGTTACCCTTGGCGAGTGACGGCCGACAAACGGCTCGCCCGGCAAGTACGTCGCGATGGTCACGTTAAGAACATCTATGTCTATCACGACATCCTGAATGTCGCGCCGAGCATGGAGCAGGTGGTTGATCATATCAACCGTAACCCGCGCGACAATCGGCGCGCGAACCTTCGCGTCTGCTCGCATTCCGAAAACTGTTTGAATCGATCGCCCTCGGGGCAGCGAAAGGCGCTTTTAAATGGCTGACTACGACAGGATTGTACGCGACCGGCAACGGTCGATCCGGCGCCAGATGGACGAGCGGCGCATTGCCATCAAAGCGGTACAGCTGGACGGCGGCTGGACCTCCCCATCCACGGTGCTTTCCTACTTCCCGGCCGATGCCGACCGTGAACCGGCGACGATGTCCGTCGCATCGCTGTTCCGCCTGATCGAAACCGAGGCGCTGCCGCTCGAGCTGCTGTCTCTGCTCCTGCCCTCGGGCTTCGTGATCCAGCGTGTTCCGGAAGGCATCGACTTCGACGAGTACGAGAAGCACTGCCACGAGTTCCTGCGCATCAAGAGCGCGGCGCACCATCCCGCGAGTCCGGCTGGCCGAGAGGTGAGCGACTGCGAGAAGACCGGCCTGGGCGAGGCCGTGATCCCGCTGCGCGCTGCCGGGTGAACCATGGCGAGTGCGGCAGACATTCCCGGCCTGACACCAGCCGAGCCGGATCTTCCCCGGCTGGAGACGATCGTCACGCTTTGCGAGCAGCGCGTCGAGCGTGCCGCCGTGCGGCTGCAGCGGGCAACCGCCGAGCACGATGATGCGGCCACCGCGCTGGAGAGCGCGCGTGCTGCCCGGGACCACTGGATCGCGAACAACGACGATCCGCAGATGATGATGTTCTGAGAGGCGACTGATGGTTGCACGCAATATCCTGAGCGGTCGCACCGCCAATACCGAATGGTTCGCGAGCTGCGGCCTTCCGGATTCCGAGCCCGTAACCGCCGCCGCATATGCGCAGAGGCTGGTCCGGTACATATCCGACGCCTCTACCGTCCGCGCTCGTGTGCTCGATCGCTACACGACCGCGCCCTCGTTGGAAAAGATCCGCGGATGGCGAGAAGACTGGACCGGCCTCGTTGCCAGCCGTGCGGCGCTTCGCGCTGTCGACGAGGAAGAATGGGCCGAGGAGGCTGACGACGAGCCCGAGCAGGACTACGCGCGCTCCATCGGCCACCTTGCGTCCTCTGTCGTGGAGCGAAGTCGGCGACTGGCTGTCGTGCTTCGCCGGGAAAATGTGGTCCCTCCACCGCCGGTCAAGCGTGTCCCTGCCTGGCCTGCCATCACGATAAACGACGTCATGGAGCGGTGTGGCGATCCCTTCGGTATCACGGTGGGAGAGATCATCGGCAAATCGCGCAAGCGCGACATCGTGCGCGTCAGGCAACTCACAGCAACGGTGCTGCGGGCGCGCAGGAACAGCTACCCGCAGATCGGTCGATTCATGGGCGGACGCGACCACAGCACGGCCATCCACTCGGTCAAGGCATTCTTCGATGTCGGCATGCGCGACCAGGCCTTCGTTGATGCGTGGATGGCGAACGCGCCTTGCGTCCTGAAAGCCGCCCGCTCTGCTGACGAGCTGGATTTCATGATGGGCGTTACAGTGGGGGTAGAGCCTTGATCGAACTCCCCTTCCCTCCGTCTGCGCTCTCTGGGCACGCCAAGGGCCATTGGCGGCGCAAGGCCTCCATTACCAAGAAGTGGCGCGCATGGGCCTTCGTAGCCGCGCTGGAGGCCCATCCAGCGGTACCGGCGGATGGCGACATCAAGATCGTCGTGCGCTTCTATCCGCCCGACAGGCGCAGCGACCGCGCGAACTTCATGAACCGCATGAAGCCGATCTTCGACGGCATCGCCGATGCCCTGAAGGTCAACGACAAGCGCTTCGTGCCCTACCCAGAGTTCCACGAACCGGCGACGCCCGGGCGCGTGGAGATCGTCATTTGACGGGCTTCATCGTCATGGAGCGAGACGCACTTGATCATCCCCTCCTGAAGGACGGGGAACGCTTTCGCGCGTTCTTCTGGCTGGTTGCCAAGGCATGCTGGAAGCCGACGCCCTATGACATCAGCGGCAAGGTCATCTCGCTTGAGCGCGGGCAGCTCTGCGCCAGCCGCTCGCAGTTGGCCGAAGCATGGGGCTGGTCCCCTTCGGCGGTGGAGCGGTTTTTGACCCGTCTCGAAACCGAACAAATGATCGGACGGGCAACCGGACAGGGCAAGACGATCATAACCATCTGCAACTACGCCAAATATCAGGACGTCGAAACCAAGACCGGACAAGCAGCCGGACAGGAAACCGGACAGCGACCGGACAGCGACCGGACAACAAAAGAACAAGGGAACAAGGGAACAAGAGATATTCCGTCAGCTAAAGCTGACGGGCGCGACGACGCGCCGCCTCCTTTGGCCCTCGATTTTGCGGCGACGATTTTCCGGACCGGCCTGACGATCCTGATGGATGCCGGGCACAAGGAGCAGCCTGCCCGCTCGATCATCGGGCGCTGGAAGAAGAACTACCACGAGAGCGTGGTAATCGCCGTGCTGGCCCGGTGCCAGAAGCACACGCCGGAAAACCCGGTGGAGTGGATCACGGCGGGCCTGAAGGCGGAGGCAGAGCGCGCTGCCGGTCGGGTTTCATTCCACCAGGGCAGCGCACCTGAGCGCCCATCGACGAAACAGATCGGCTTCGAAGTGGCAGAGCGCCGCCGCCAGCGCAGGCTTGATCAGGAACAACACCAGCAAAGGATCGCAATCGGTGAACGATGAACCGGAAATGGTTATGGGAGCCATGCTGTCAGCCAGTCTCGCCCTTGTGCGTCCGGTCGGCATGTCGCCCCAGGAGGCGGACGAATGGCTCGACGTCGCGCTCGAGACGCTCGCCCATCTTCCCCTGCACATCTTCGAGGCAGGAATCCGCGCGGCGCGCATGAAGTGCACGCATCATGCCCAGATCGTGCCCGCGATCATCGAGGCGACGCGCGAGGACCTCGCCTGGTACAACCGGCCCAAGACGCCGCCGATGCTGCGCCTCGTCGCCCCAGAGCGTCCGATCAGGACCGAGCCGCTGCCCGATCCGGAAACGCTGAGCGCGGAGTTGAAGCGCATCGGGCTCTCGCAAGGCTGGATCGTTGAGCGCGACGGCCGCCTGTTCTGGGAGGAGGACAGCGCGGCATGATCCGGGTGTCGAGCTACGCCATCAGCCGGTACATGGAGAGCGTACGGCGCTGCACGGAGGACGAGGCTCGCGCGGCGCGTTCGACACCAGCCGTCCAGTGCGCCGCCGACTTCGGCTGCGAGTGCGTCCGCCTGCCGGGCGGCCAGCGGATCATCATCAGGAATTTCGTGGTCGTCACGGTGCAGCCGGCGACCAACTACCGGCGCCAGGTCAGGCGTCTTGGGCTCAGCCGCTACGGGCGCGGCAATCGTGAGGAAGGGGAATGAAAATGCGGTCGATCAATCCGCGCACCGGCACCGAGATGACGCCGAACGAGACGATCATCTATGATGAGCTGTGCCGGGCGGCTGAGGCCGGAGAGCCCTGCCCGCTCAATCTCGACCTGGAGATGATGATCGGCTGCAGCTCGTCGAGCGGCGCACCGACTGTGGTCAAGAGGCTTGAGGAACGCGGCCTGATCAAGGTGATCCGGTTCCAGCGATTCAGGCGTGTGCAGATCTGCGCTACAGGCCAGTGGACCATGAAAGCGCCGAACCAGCAGACGACCAGCCGCCACGTGCCCCGCGGGTGCGGCGCCGGTTCGCGCGCAGGCGGCAAGGTGCAGGTTCGCAAGGGGGCAGTGTGAGTAAGCCGCTCACTCCGAAGCAGCAGCGGTTCGTCGAGGAGTACCTCGTCGACCTGGACGGGCCGAAAGCATATATTCGTGCTGGCTATCGGGTGTCGTCAGGTGTTGCTGCCAAAAAGGCTGCGGCTCTTCTCGCTCGCGAGGACGTGCAGGAGGCCATCAAGTCCATGCGGGCCAGTGGCGCGAAGATTGGTCGGCCATCGGCCTACTCTGAAGAGATCGCTGACCGCATCTGCGCCGCATTGGTGGAGGGGCGCAGTCTTCGCAGCATCTGCCTAGACGACGGGATACCTGCGCAGAGCACAGTTTTCTATTGGCTTTCCCGCGACTTACACCCTGATTTTTCGGAGCGCTATGCGCGCGCGCGCGAGGCGCAGGCTGATGCGATCTTCGACGAGATCCTCGACATCGCCGACGATGGTAGCAACGACTATGTCACACGCACGCGTGACGACGGCTCGGAATACCAGGCGTTCGACGCGGAGCATGTCCAGCGGTCGAAGCTACGCATCGATGCGCGCAAGTGGATGGCCGGCAAGCTCCAGCCGAAAAAGTACGGGGACGCCACAACGGTGAAGCACGCTGATGCGGACGGCGAGAAGATCGAGCTGGACGACGTTGCCAAGTTTACGCGTCTCGCGGCGATAGCAGCGCAAGCCCACAGCATGATCGGAGAACAGGGCGATGAGCCTGCCGACGACGCCGGCTGAGTGGGAAGCGCTTTACTACGCGGCATCGCCCGAACTGCGCGCGGAGATCGACGCGCTGCTAGAAGCTGACCTTGCACACCACATCTGGCGCGCGCAGGTTGGCAGGCAGTCAGAGGCTGCGGACAGTCTGGCGTTTGTGACGGGCTATGGCGGTGCAGCCGGTGGCGGTAAGTCCGACCTGATCTCAGGGCTCGCGCTGACCGAGCACAAGCGCTCTGCCATCTTCCGCCGGGAGAAGACGCAGACCGAAGGCATCATCCAGCGTCTTACTGAGATTCTCGGGTCAACCAGCGGCTACAACTCGCAGAAGTCGGCATGGCGTGTGGGAGAGCGCCTGATTGAATTCGCGGGATTGGACAATCCAACCGATCACCAGAAGTGGCAGGGGCGCCCCCATGACCTGAAAGCTTACGACGAGGTGACGGAGCAGCGCGAAACGCAAGTGCGGTTCACCATGGGCTGGACCCGTTCGAACGATCCGATCCAGCGATGCCGCGTGCTCATGACATTCAATCCGCCTACCACGACCGAGGGCCGCTGGGTGATTGACTACTTCGGACCATGGCTTGATCCAAACCACCCGAATCCAGCCAAGCCAGGCGAGCTGCGTTGGTTCACGACGATCCGCGGAAAAGATGTGGAATGCGAGGACGACCGGCCCTTCGTGCTATTTCGCGGTGAGCCACTGTATGATTTCGATCCGTCAGAGTTCTCGCCTGAAAAGGTGATTACAGCGCGGTCTCGGACCTTCATCCCGTCTCGCGTTACCGACAACTACTTCTATGTCCGCTCGGGCTACATCCAGACGCTGCAATCGCTACCGGAGCCACTGCGCTCCCAGATGCTGGAAGGCGACTTCAATGCGGGCGTGCAGGATGATCCCTGGCAGGTTATTCCAACGACATGGATCGACGCGGCCATGGCGCGCTGGGCGCCGAAGGAAGCACCGAGTCCTATGGATAGTATGGGCGTCGACCCGGCTGCCGGCGGCAAGGACAATATGACGATCTACCCGCGTCATGGGACCTGGTTCGCGAAGCCGGTTCGCATTCCCGGCATAGAGATCCCGCAAGAACGCGCCGGGCCGATAGCAGCCGCCAAGGTAATCGAAAACCGCAAGGACCGTGCCGTTGTGCATGCTGACGTGATCGGCTGGGGGCTTTCATGCTGCAACTTCCTCACGGCCAATGGTGTGCAGGTCGTTCCGGTGAATTTTGCCAACGGATCGAAGGGGACGACGGCAGATGGCACGCTCAAGTTTGTGAACCTGCGCGCCGAGGTGATCTGGGGAATGCGCGAAGAGCTCGACCCGCAAAATCCAAACCCGATCGCATTGCCGCCCGATCCCCGTCTACGACGCGACCTCGCAAGCTACCGATGGGAGCTTCGCCCAGCCGGTATCTTCATAGAGCCCAAAGAGCAGCAAAAGAAGCGGCTGGGCCACTCACCCGATGACGGCGACGCGTGCTGCCTCGCCAATCTTTCAACCGTGAAGGCTGAAGTGTGGGAAGAGATGCAGGCCAATTCTGGAGGATATGATCCATATGACGACATTTGATCCAGCGCTGGAGGCGTGGCTCAAGTCCCTTGGCTCGCTCGGCTATCCGCGTGATTGGGTTCGTAACAACATGACAGTCCTGGTGGAGCGTTTTCACAAGAATGGCGGTGCAGAGATGCCGCGGTGCCCGGATCCGACGCCTGAACCCTACGACCCGTACAAGGGACTTTGACGATGCCCCGGTATGTTTCGCGCGCGCACCGGGCAGCGGACTGCGAGTGGTGGGAGGGCCAGCGCCTTGAGCCGGTGCCCGAAGTGGATATGCATGAGCCTGTGCGCACCGGTCTACTCGATCAAGACGGCAACGAGATTTGGCGCATGCCGCGTCCCATAGGCTTCGGCCGCGACGACGAATGGTAGTGTCCGCGCGCGATTCAACGCCAGACTGATAGGCCGCATACCGCCTCCTGACATCAGGAGGCATCAATGGATTTCGGCTCTGCCCTCGTGGCACTGAAAGACGGCAAGCGCGTTTCTCGCGCTGGCTGGAACGGCAAGGGCATGTTCCTGTTCCTTGTCCCCGGCTCGCACTTCAAGGTCAATCGTCCGCCTCTTCTCGGGATCTATCCCGAAGGCACAGGCATCGATTACCGCCCGCACATCGACATGAAGACCGCACAGGGCGACGTCGTGCCGTGGGTAGCGTCGCAGAGCGACCTTCTGTGCGAGGACTGGGGAATCGTCGAATGACGTTCCTGGCCGCCATCATCATCGCCCTGCTCATCCTCGCTGCAGTCTACTGCGGCGGCATGTGGGCATGGATCGCCTACATCGCAGTCAAGGACCGTGCTCGTTTCATGGCAGACGAGCTGATCGAGTTCGAGCGCCAGACGTTCCACCTCGGCCTCTGCTTCATCCTCGCAATCGGCTTTCTCGGCCTAATCACAGGAGCGCGCTGATGTGCACCGGCACCCCTGACATCCCATCCGTCCCCGAACGCCAGGCCATGAAGCTGCCTGACAACGGCGCGCCCGAGGGATCGACCGATAACAGCCGTCGTCGCCGCGCGATCATCGCCGGTCTGATGACGTCGCCCTCGGGAACGGTGGGCTCGCCCTCCGTCGGGACGCCGACGCTCGGCTGATGAGCGACCTGCGCGACCATTGCCAGACTCGCCTCGACGCGCTCAAGTGCCTGCGCTCGGATTACGAGGCGGAGTGGCGAGACATCTCGCGCTTCGCGCAGCCGGCCCGGTCGCGCTTCCTTGCCTCGGAGAGCAACAAAGGCACGCGACGCCGCACGCGCAATAACCGGCTGCTCGATCCACACGGCATCGAGGCGTTCCGCACGCTCGCGAACGGAATGACGAGCGGGCTTACGCCATCGTCCAGCCCGTGGTTCACGCTACGTCTGGCCGACGAGGACCTGAACGAACTCCCCGGCGTGCGCGGGTGGCTCTCCGATTGCGAGAAGGCGATGTACGCTTTCCTCGCCCGCACCAACTTCTACGGCGCGGCCAAATCGGGCTATGCCGAGATGGGCCTGTTCGGCACCGAGGCCTGTGTCATGGCCGAGCACATGACCGCTGGTTCGGTGTGCCATGCCATGACGGCGGGCGAATACTGGATCGGCCTGTCCGACGCCCTCACCCCAGACACGCTTGTGCGCGAATGCACGATGTCGGCGCGCCAGCTGGTGCAAGCCTTCGGCGGCAAGGCACCAGACCTGGTCAAGCAGGCCTATACCGGCAAGCGCAGCGACCAGTCGTTCACCTACTACAACCTGATCGAGCCCAATCGCGAGTACATCCCCGGTCGCTTCGGTTCGAAGCCGTGGATCTCGGCCTACTGGCTGCCCGAGGACAAAGCGGGCCGGATGATGGACGTGCGCGGCTATAACGAGCAGCCGTTCTGGGCGCCGCGTTGGGGCACGATCGGCGGTGACACCTATGGCGTCTCTCCCGGCATGGAGGCGCTGCCTGCGCTGCGCGAGCTGCAGTTCCACGCAAAGCGGTTGAACGAAGCCGTCGACAAGCTGGTGAAGCCCGAGATGCTGGTCAAGCAGGGCATTCGCGTAACCGGCGAGCCCGGCGCCACGCGTAGTGTGCCAAACCTCGATCAGTACGCGGCCATGCCAGCATACCAGATCCCTTACCAGGCGGTGCAGGCGATCGAGGGCAAGATCGAGAAGATCTACCAGCAGATCGACAGTGCGTCGTTTGCCGACCTGTTCAACGCGATCACGAACATGCGGGGCATCCAGCCACGCAACATCGAGGAAATCGCCAGCCGCAACGAGGAAAAGCTGACCCAGCTCGGGCCAGTCATCGATAGCGTGAACGGCGAGAAGCTGCACGTAGCGATCGACCGCACCTTCGGAATCATGATGCGGGGCGGGTTGCTGCCGCCTCCCCCTGCCGCGCTCGCTGAAGCTGGCGGCGCGCAGATCAATGTCGAGTTCGTCTCGATCCTTGCGCGCATGCAGCGTGCCGTTGGCGCCGGCCAGATCGAGCGCGCCCTTGGCATGGCCGGGAACCTCGCCGCGGCCAAGCCGGAAGTCATGGACAACGTCAACACCGACGAGGCGCTGCGCGAATACTACGACCGGCTCGGCGTCCCGGGCCGCATCCTGCGGGATGAGACCGAGGTCGAGCAACTGCGCGCCAACCGCGCCAAGCAGGAACAGGCGGCACAGGCGGCAGCCATGATGCCGGCCGTCAAGGACGGTGCCGACGCGGCCAAGCTCCTTTCAGAAACCGATGCAGGCGGCCGCAGCGCGCTCGCCGCCATGATGGGAGGCTGACCATGTGCACCGCGAACCCGATGGGCATGCTCACCAGCAAGGCAGGACGTGCAGCGGCGCTCGGCGGAATCGCCGGGACGATGATCGCCGGTGGAGCCAAGAACAAGCAGCCGCGCGGACCGCAGCGCTTCGGTGACGGCACGGTCGATCCGAAGACCGGGGCGATGTCCTGATGTCAGAGATCTCGCGGGAAGACGCTGAGTGTCTGCTCGCTCGTCCCGAATTTCGCCGCTTCCTTTTCGCTGCGATTCAAAGTGCGGGCCTCCTCGCTCATGAAGGTCCCGCTCATGGGCCAATAGAGCGTGACCTCAGCTTCATCGAGGGGCGCCGGAGCCTGGGGTTCGAGATCCTGCAGATGGTCGAGCAAGGCCAGCCTGAAGCGCTCCGCACTCCCGGGGCCCTGGCAACGATCAGCGCAGCGATCCGCGAAGCGATGAACCCCGATCCGAAGGAGAGAACCCATGGACCCCGAAAACGACGCGACCCGTATGCAGAATTCATCGACGAATAAGACCGCCCGCGTGGCGATCCTGTCCGGCCATATCCGGCCGACGGCGATGGAGCGACTGCACGGCCGCCTGATGCGTGCCCCTGATCACGACGCCGGCACCGGTGGCGCCCCTGCGACCCCTGCCCCTGCCCCTGCAGATCCTGCCGCGCCTGCAACGCCGCCGGCTGGTGACCCTCCGGCTGATCCCGCGCCCGGCACCCCGCCTGCTGACGGCCCCAAGGATGATGGCGAAACGTCGCTGCTCGGCGGCGCGGCAGCGCCCAAGCCTGCGGCTGGTGATCCTCCGGCCGATCCGAACGCGAAGCCGGACGATCCCAAGCCCGGCGAAGAAAAGCCCGCGGCTGGCGATCCTGTCGTGCCCGAGGCTTACGAGCTGAAGGTCGAAGGCATGGATCTCGATCCCGCTGCGATCGAGGAAGCGACGCCGATCTTCAAGGAAGCTGGGCTTACCAACGAGCAGGCCCAGAAGATCATGCCCGCCGCCGCGAAGTTCCGCGACAGCGTGGCGAACCAGACGCTGCAACAGCTCGTCGACGCCGGCGCGAAGCAGAAGTCCGATTGGGCCGATGCGACGAAGGCCGATCCCGACATCGGCGGCGCAAAGCTTGAAGAGACGCTGCACCTCAGCGCGAAGGCTCTGGACGCGCTCGGTTATCCCGAGGGTTCGGAATTCCGCAAGGTGCTCACCGAGACCGGCTTCGGCAATCATCCCGAGATGGTGCGCATGATGCGCAAGATCGGCGAGATGGCGTCCGAAGACGGGTTCCCGCGCTCCGGCGCAGATCCTGCAACCCCGCTCTCTGTCGAGAAGCGGATGTATCCCAACGACTAAGGGGAAACTACTATGGCCATTCTCGGCAACTCCTACTGGGACCTCATCAGTGTCCTGAATGCGGGCGGCGACGGCATCGGCGATGTTGTCGAGGCTCTGACGCAGCTCACGCCCTTCATGAAGGACGCGAACGTCATCACCTGTAACAAGGGTGCAAAGCACGCTTCGTCGATCCGCACCGGCCTGCCGTCGGTTTCGTGGGGTGCGCTCTACCAGGGCATCGCCCAGAGCAAGGGTGCCTATACCCAGGTCGAGGACACGACCGGCTTCATCGAAGGCATGTCGGCCGTCGACACGCGCCTCCTGAAGCTCAAGCCCGATCAGGCAGCCAAGCTGCGCCTCATGGAAGCCGGCGGCTTCCTTGAAATCATCGCGCAGACGCTGGAAAGCGCCGTGTTCTATTCGAACGTGAACATCAACGGCAAGCAGTTCCACGGCCTCGCGCCGCGTTACAACTCGCTGGCGAACAACAACGTCATCGACGGCGCTGGTTCGGGTTCGGACAACACCTCGATCTGGTTCGTCACCCATGGCGACGGCCAGACCTCGATGCTCACCCCGGAAAACATCCCGGCTGGCGTCGTACGCGAGGACAAGGGCGAGCAGCGTGTGACCGACGCGAATGGCGACCCCTATTACGTGAAGGAAGAAATCTTCACGCAGCACGCAGGCGTGACCGTCAAGGACTGGCGCTTCAATGCCCGCGTCGCCAACATCGACGTCTCGGAAGTCATTGCCGGTAACGTTGGCGTCAATGCACTGATGCGCAAGGCCTACTACAAGCTGCAGGGCCGCCGCTCCTACAAGATGGAAAAGCCCGGCGAGATGAGCCCCGGCCGTACCGTCATCTACATGAACAGCACGATGATGGAGGCGCTCGACGCGGAAAGCACCGCGACCGGTTCCGCCGTCCGCCTGCGTCCCATGGAGATCCAGGGCGAGGAAGTCCTCACCTGGCGTGGCATGCCGATCCGCGAGACCGACGCGCTGCTCAACACCGAAACGGCAGTGGCGTAAGCCCCGGCCTGAGAAGGAGGATTACTCATGATCTTCGATAACAGCCTTCTGCTCAGCGATGATCAGGCGATCACGGCCGATGCCGCGTCGACCAACGTCATCGATCTGGGCGCAACCGGCACCCCGTATGGCAGCAGCGTTGCCCTGACCCGCGACATCGGGATCGGCGGCGGCGTTCCGCTGCAGGTCAGCGTGACCGAGGCGTTCAACAACCTCACCTCGCTGCAGGTCCAGGTCCAGACGTCGCCCGATAACTCGACCTGGACCACCATCCAGGGCGGCAAGGTCGTCGCTGCTGCCGATCTCGTCGCAGGCTATCAGTTCGATGTGCCCTACGAGTTCCCCGAGGGAACCAAGGCGCGCTACGTTCGCCTGTATTACGACGTCACCGGCACCGCTCCGACCACCGGCAAGATCACTGCCGGCCCGGTCATGGCGCGCCAGACCAACAACTCCTACGGGGGTGCGTAATGGGCACCGTAACCTACACCGCGAGCGAGCCGGTTTACGTGTCGACCGAAGGTCGCATGGTCTACAAGGGCCAGAAGTTCACTGTGCCCGACACCGTCGCACCGGGCAGCACCTGGCTCGACGAAGACGGCAATCCGATCGAAGAGAAGAAAAAGCGCGGGGGTCGCACCGCCTCCACCGCTTCTTCTTCCGACGATAAGTCGGCCGAAGGCTGACGGGGGCTGGCCCCGGGCGAAACCTCTCCCGCCCGGGGCCAATTCGCTACATGCAACAGCGCCAGAGCAACCCTCTCAACAGATCGCGCATCCCCTTGCGGGGCGTCCAGGTTTATCCGGACAGGCCAAGGGCTTCTCAGACAGACTTCGACGCACTTGCAGCCGCAGTCAGCGACCTGACGACAGATGATGTCGCTGAAGGCGTCACGAACCTCTACTTCACACAGAGCCGCGCCCGCACTTCGCTGAGCGCCGACACCACGCTCTCGTATGATAACGTAACCGGCATAATCTCTGCCGGCGCTGTACTCTCCGCATATGCAGGCGGGGCCACGCCTAGCGCCTTCACGCTTTCCATAGTGAACAGTGCAAGCGGTGCGACCTGGCGCGCCGCGCTCGGCGTCGGCACTGGCGGAACGCTGGACTACGACAATGACAGTACCCTCGCCGCGAACAGTTCGGCGCTGTTGCCGACGCAGGCGGCGGTCAAGGCGTATATCGATGCGAAAGTCGTTGGCCTGCTCGAATACATCGGCGGCATCGATGCTTCGGCCGATCCTGATTATCCGGCCGGGCTGAAAGGCGATTCCTACGCCATTACCGCATCCGGCAAGATCGGCGGCGGGTCTGGCAAGCCTGTCGATGTGGGTGACTTCCTGATCTGCTCAGCTGACAATGCAGGCGGGACCGAGGCCAGCGTCGGCGCGAACTGGTATGTGCTCGAGCATAACCTGCAAGGTGCGCTGCTTTCCGCGAGCAATCTGTCCGACGTGGTCGACCCGGCGACAGCGCGCAGCAACCTCGGCCTGACGATCGGGACAAATGTCCAGGCTTGGGATGCAGATCTCGATGCTCTCTCGGCACTGAGCGGCACGAACACGATCTACTATCGTTCCGGCGCAGGTGCGTGGTCGGCGGTCTCGATGGGCTCCGATCTTTCCTTTAGTGGGGGGACACTGAGCCTGGCCGCAGGGACTGGCTCCGGTTCTCTTGCGCGTGCAACGCGGCCTCAGTTCACCGATACTATCGGCGTCGGCACAGCTCCCAGCGCGTCCGGATCCGGAGTTTCATTTCCTGCCACGCAATCGCCCAGCACCGATCCCAACACGCTGGATGATTATGAGGAGGGTACGTGGACGCCCACGGTTACGGCTGGGTCTGGATCGATATCGTCGTATTCCGCAACTGGCACATACACGAAGATCGGCCGGATGGTGTTCTGCTCGGTAACGATCACCATCACTGCGAACGGGACCGGGGCAGTCAGCGTGAAGTTCACCCTTCCCTTCAGCATTGCCGGTGGGGATTATGTCGGGCACGGGCGTGAGAACGCGATCAGCGGCGCGGGACTGCAAGTATTGGGACCCGCCGGTGAAAGCGGCGCCACCGTGTTTACATATGCCAACGGCTATCCGGCGACAGATGGCTCTGTGATCATTGCCTCGCTGGCATATAGCGTCTGACTGCGATTCAATGGCGTTGCATTGGTAGATAGGTGTGCCGCATGGCTAGCCTTATCCAGCTGTGCAACCGGGCTCTCGCCAATGTCGCGAAGGGCCAGATCCAGAGCCTCAACGAGGATACGCTCGAATCGCGCGAGTGCGTGCGCTTCGCGCAGCCCCTGCTCGACGAGATGATCAGCTGGTCCGACAACATTCCACTCGGTCGCCGCCGCGTCGTGCTGGCCGAGGTGGCCAATGATCGCCCGGCGGAATGGCTATATGCCTATGCGGTCCCGAACGACATGGAGACACCCCTTGGTATTCGCCGGGTCGAGGATGATGCGACCGACCTGCCGGAAGGCGGGCCCTTCAATTTTCCGCTCCAGGCCGGTTACCCGCTGCGCTTCGTGTTCGAAGGCGACAAGATCTACACGAACGTCGAGACGGCCACGCTGATCTACACGGCGTCGACCGTTACCGCGTCCGAACTCGGCGCGCTGATGCAAAAGGCATTCGTAGATGAACTGGCTGTCCGCATCGCCACGCCCCTCAGTAAAGAACCGAAGATCACCGAGTCCCTGATCAGGGTGGCGGAGCTGTCGCGGGCTCGGGCCCTTGCTCATGAGGAAAACCGGATGGGTCAGCGGCAGACCTCCTACGTCTCGGAAGCTGAGCTCGCCCGCATGGGGATCATGCGGTGAGCAACTTCCGCGCCGCACAACCGAATTTCAGCAAGGGCGAACTCGCCCCGCACCTGCATGGCCGCTTCGATGTCGATGCGTACCAATCGGCGGTGCGCCGCGCCCGAAATGTCATGGTGCTAAAGTACGGCGGCATGTCCAAGCGCCCTGGCACGCACCTTGTCGCAGAGGTGCTCGACTACAGTGCGCCCAATCGCCTGCTACCGTTCCAGTTCTCGCTCACGCAGACCTATGCGCTGGAAATGGGCCAGGGGTATATGAGCCCTTGCGCGAACGGCGGCCGGCTGATCGAGGACGAGCTCGCAATTACCGCTATCACCAACGCGGCCAATGCCCAGATCACGGCAGCGTACCACGGATACTCGGCTGGCAATCGCGTTTATCTGACAGGCATTGCTGGCGAGATCGGCGAACTGCTCAATGGCCGTGTGTGGACGGTCGTCTCATCGATCGACACCGACAACTTCACGATTGATGCGGATACAACAGGGTTGGATGCATTCACGTCCGCAACCGGCGGCATCACGCGCACCTCTGCGCCCGATCCCGATCCGGTCGCGCCGACCGTCCCCGATCCCGTCCCCGATCCTGATCCTCCGGTTATCATCCCCGGCGGCGGCTGGTACTGGTTCTACTGATGGGTGTCGCCCGTATTTATCAGGTGGGCTCGCCCTACAACGGCGTGGAGCTGGCGGATCTCGATTTCGAGCAGACCGCAGACACGATGTATCTCGCCCACATCGACCATTCACCGGGCAAGTTGATCCGCGAAGGGCACACGTCCTGGCAATTTGTAGACGTGACGTTCGGGCCGTCCCTGGCTGCTCCGACGGGCTGCAATGCGACGAGCACGACGCCCAATATCGATGATCCGAACGACGGCGAGAACTACTTCCCGCAGCCCGCTACCTATTGCGTTACTGCGATCGATGCTGACGGGCTGGAGAGCCGCGCCTCGAACGAGGACACCGTCACCAATGACCTGACGCTCAAGCGCAACTACAACACGATCACCTGGTCGGCGGTGACCGGTGCGGACCGATACAAGGTGTACAAGGCGGAGAACTCGCAGTTCTTCGGCTACATTGGTACCACTGACGGCCTGACCTTCCGCGACGACAACATCGGCCCGGCGCTCGATCAGGCGCCGCCGGAAGCCTACAATCCGTTCGGCGACACAGCCGATGACTACCCCTCGACCGTCACCCTGTTCGAGCAGCGCGGCTTGTGGGCGCGCACGCGCAACGTACCCAACGGCGTCTGGGGCACCCGCTCGGCGGAGCTCGAGAACATGGATCGATCCCAGCCTCTGCGCGAAGACGATAGCCTTTCATTCACGATCGTCGCCGGACGCGTGAACTCGATCAATCAGCTAGTGTCGACGACCGGCCTCCTCGCGCTTTCGTCCGATTCCATCTTCACGGTGGACGGAGACGGCCAGGGCGGAATCCTTGTCGGGAACTCGCCACCGTCGATCAAGCGCCAGATTGGCCGGGGATCATCGCGTGTTGGTTCGATCGTCGTCGACAACGTGATCTTCTACATCCCGTCGGTCGGATCGTCGGTGCGCAGCATCTTCTACTCGTTCGACGTGGACGGACAGAAGTCGAATGACGTGTCGATCTTCTCGCCGCACTTCTTCGAAGAGTTCCACATTGTCAGCTGGTGCTACGCGCAGGAACCCCGCTCGCTGATCTGGGCCTGCCGGTCTGACGGCAAGTTGCTGTGCTTCACCTGGGAGCAAGAGCAGAACGTCTGGGGTTGGACCTTGTGCGAGACGGATGGCGCCTTCCTCGACTGCATCGCGATCTCCGAAGGCGGTGAGGACCGCGTCTACTTCATCGTCGAGCGCGAAGTCGGCGGAGTGACCAAGCGGTTCGTGGAGCGGCTGGCGCCGCACTTGTGGAGCGATGTGTCCGACTGCGTCTATCTGGACTGCGCAGTTTCGGCCGAGTTCGACGAGCCGCAATCGAGCTTCTCGGGCCTGTGGCATCTCGAGGGGCGCACCGATGTCGCCGGGCTGGTCGATGGCGTCGCCGTTTACGACCTTACTGTCACCAACGGCAGTGTCACCCTCCCATCGATCAAGCCGACGGCGAGCAAGGTTACGTTCGGCATTCCCTATACGGCAGACATCGAACCGCTGCCGGTGCGGATCAACATCCCGAATAAAGGATTCAACGTAGGGCGCCGCCAGCAGGTGGGCGATGTGGTCCTCACGCTCCGCGACAGTCGGTCCGTCAAGGCAGGTTCAGACGCGAACAACCTGTTCCTCGTCAAGAACCGGACCAGTGAGGCTTATGGTGCGCCCGACGACCTCATGACGGGTGACTACGTGGTAGGCATGGCGAACAAGGCCAGCGATGAGATCACGTGCTGGATCCGCTCCGACGCGCCATTGCCGATGACTGTCCTTGGCGTCTCGCGCGACATCGTCATCAATGGATAGTCGCGTCGCCGTCGTCCCGGCTGAGTTTCGCCACATCAACATGATCGCCAATCGTCTGCGCGAGGTCGACCGCGAGGAATGCGCGGCAATGGGCCGAACCGCAAAGCAGGCGATGCGGCTGGGGCTTGCTACCAGCGGCAAGGCTTGGACAGCGCTCGTCGATGGAAAACCGGAGGCGATGTTCGGTGTTGTCGTCGAGGACCTGATCAACGGGCTCGGCACGCCGTGGTTTCTGGGCACGGATGAGGTCTACCGGCATGGCCGGGAGCTGTTGATGTGGGGACCGGGCTTCGTCTCACGGCTGGGCGATTCATTGCAGCGCCTCGGCAATCTAGTTTCCTCCCGTAATCGACAAGCCATCCGGCTGCTTCAGTGCTGGGGTTTCACCGTCGAGGAGGACGAGATCATGATCCGCGGTGTGGCGTTTCGCCGTTTCAGCAAGGTAATATCCTGATGTGCGGTCCTGCAGCCCTTCCCCTTGTGGCGGCCGGCATGGCGGCGGCCAGCGCAGGCGTGGGCGCGTTGGCCGCCAATGCCCAGGCGCGCTTCAAGGCGAAGATCGCCGAGCGCAATGCCGACATGGAACGCGAGGCGGGCCAGCAGGAGCTGGAGAACACGCGGCAGGCGGCACTCGATCACTACCGCAAGGTAGGACAACTCAAGGGCGCGCAGCGCGCGCGGGCGGCCGCTGCCGGGGTTGGCGTCGACTTCGGCACCGCAGCGGGCGTCGTCGACGACACCGAGATGCTCGCCCGCGAGGACGTGGGGCGGATTTACAAGCAAGGTGCCCAGAACCTGCGCGGTCATGACATTGCTGCCTCGAACTACGAGGGTGAGGCCTCGGCATCGCGACAGGCCGGGACAGCGGCATTGATCAAGGGTGGCCTCGACATGGGTTCCTCGCTGCTTTCTGGGGCCAAACAGTACAAAGACCTGAAGGGTCCTGCTGGATCGGGGGCTAAGAACATGGGCACGGCCTACAGCTTCGGGAACGGCTGACATGCCAAGGGTTCCAACTTATCAGCCCGGCCAGGTCGGCCCGGTCCAGACCACGCGCGAACGCTTTCAGGCACCGTCGGGCCCCGGTGCGGCTGGCATCATTGCCGAGGGCCTTGCCGGTCTCTCGAAGCTGGCCGACACGCAGGACAAGATCAACCTCGAGAATGACGAGACGCAATCCCGGCTGGCGCTTGCCAACGCGCGCGTTGAATATTCTTCTGCGCTCGATCGCTACAAGGCCACGAAACTCGGCGCCGCGCGCGCCGGGCAACCAGAATTCGACAAGGGCCTCGACGAGATCCGCAAGTCCACGCTCAATTCCGCGACATCGCCGCGCATGCGCCAGATGATCGAGCAGGGATTGATCGAGCTGGACGGCTCTGCCCGGTCCATCGGGGCAAGCCATGCCTTCGCGGAAAGCCGCGCCGAGACCTCGGCCAGCTTCAAGGTCGAGCAGGACTCGCTGATCGATTCCGCCGTGTCCTCCGACAATCCTGCCTTCCGCGATCAGGCTGGCCTCAAGCTACGCGACAGCGTGCGCCGACAGCTGCAGTTCGACGGCTTCGACGAAGAGGCCATGCCTGATGCCTATGCCGTCGCCGAGAAGGCTGCGATGTCGAGAATGCATGGCGGCGTCCTCGACCGCATGTTCGCCTCACTCGATCCGGACCTCGTCGAGGTCGCTCACTACGTTAAGGCGTACCGAGACGAGATGACCGGCGCGCTCTACGCCAAGACGATGGCGCGCATGCAGGGACCGATGCAGGACCGCGTTGCCAGCGCCGATGCCGATTACTTCATGGGCCTCACGCCCCAACCGGCGGCCATTACTGATGCCGGCGGCACCCCTACCGCAGATCGACTGAACGCGATAACGGTTCAATCTGAGAGCGGCGGAAACCCGGATGCGGTAAGTCCGGTTGGCGCGCGCGGGCTGATGCAGGTCATGCCAGCGACGGCGAAAGATCCCGGCTTCGGTATTCGCCCGTCGAATGGAACGCCCGCCGATGATGTACGGGTCGGGCAGGAATACCGCGCTGTTATGGAAAAGCGCTATGGCGGCGACCTCGCCAAAATGTGGGCGGCATACAATTGGGGACCTGGCAATCTCGACGATGCTATCGATGCTTATGGCGCCGACTGGCTGGTTCATGCCCCCAAGGAGACGCGAGACTACGTCGCGAAGAATGTTTCCGCTCTCGGCGCCCAGGCTACGGCCTACGCACCAGCTGCGCGCGATTGGTCGGCAACGCGCCAGACAGCCTACAAAGCAATCGATGCTGCGGTTGATCGCGGGGAAATCTCCCCGGAACGCGCCCAGCGTGCGCGGGAGGAAATCGACAGGCGCGTCAAGACTGATGATGGACTTCTGGCTGATCAGAGGAAGGCCGCCGACGAATCTGCCACGACGATCCTTGCAAACTCGGGCGACACCTTCCGCACATCGATGATCCCGCGCGATACCTGGAACGCGCTCGGACCGGATCAGCAAATCCAGTTCCAGAACATCGAGAAGCAGCTCAAGAAGTCGGAAGCTCCGCCTGCCAATAGCGAGACCGTCGTTGCGCTGCATCGCATGGCGGCTGGCGGCCGTGTCGATCAGGCCAAGTTCGCAGGGCTCAACCTCGCCAAGTACAAGCCGTTCATGACGGCTGGTGAGTTCGACGAGCTGGCAACAGCGCAGATCAAGGCGCAGCAGGACCTGAACAACCCGAAGGCGCTGGATCTTCGCAGCAACATCGACAGTGCGATCACACGCGCGAAGAAGTGGTCGGGCATCGACGTCGACAAGGATCCGACCGAGGCCTTCCGTATTCGTCGTTACATGGAGCAGCGCGCCGCCGAAGAATCCGGCCGGCGCGAAATGGGCGATGCCGACTTCGATCGCCTGTTCCGTGACGCGACCCGCACGGTCAAAACGACGAACGTCTTTGGCATCGGCGGAGAGAAGCGCTCGTCACAGATCCTCTCACCGAATTTCCGGGCCCAGATCGTCCGCAGCTTCCGCAAAGCCAACGGTCGCGATCCGAGCGACGACGAGATCGAGAAAGCCTGGGAGGCTATGGGCAAGCCTGGGGGCTAACGCCTCGGCTTGAGGCGTGATGAATATGTGCCACACCCGCCGATGTTGCCAGAATAATCGTAGTTATTGATGCGCTCTCTTTCGTCTACGAAGAGACGAATTGTGCATTCATATTCAGAAGTCTTCCAAGCCGTGGTGCTTGCTGTCCCGCTATATGGTGTAGTGCCAACGGTACCTTGGTAATTTGTTGTCTGCGGGGTTGGCATCGTCATGCTGTACGCATTGCTCCAAATATAAACCTTCTGACCCGCTAATACACCTTCACTGTTTGGCATGCCCATCTTGGCAAAAGCGGCTTCAATCGGCTGACCTTGTAGTGCGTCCAGCCCTTTGTCCATGTTACTGAATGTTGTGCAGCCAGAAAGTGTTGCAACCAACCCAAGCGCCGCCAACGAAATCCTTATCATCTCTAGCCCCTCTGCGATTCAAAGCTTTAGATGCCGCCCGTAGGGTCCGCTCGTCAAGCGAGGACCTATGCCGACGCCATTCCCCGAACTGGAAACCTATCTTCCCGGGGCGCGCCAGCCCCGAAAGCCATCGACGTCAAACGCGCCGAGCACTTGGCTCGATCGCGAGATGGAGCGCCAGCGTGATGACCAGATCCGTGATGGACTGCTTTCCGCCCCTGCTCCCGATGCCGTAGCGCGAACCGAGAAGATCGCCCGCGATACCGGCTCCAGCATTCTTGATGTCCAGGGCAATGAAGACGCAGCCGAGCGCGGCCTTCAGGTCCGCAAGATGGTCGACATAGCAAGCCAATATCCCGCCGTCGGGAAATGGGCAGCGAAAAATCCGCGCGGCGCGGCTATGGCAGTCGACGACCATGAAAGCCTCGGCGTGCTTGGTCAGGCGTGGGATTTTATCAGCAAGGTACCGTCGCGCGTCTTCCATTCAGGTCTTCCTCTGGCTGGGCAAGGCGTTGCAGCGACGTGGAACCGCATTGTCGACATAAACGAACTCGCGCAGTCTCCGATCAATGCGGGGATGTCCGGCCTTGCTCAAGCGACTGGCTGGTCAATTCTTGATCCTGAAGGCGCGTTGAATACTTCGGTGCGACAGCGGCAGGCCATTAGTGATGCATGGGGTGATCGGGCTGAAGCTGGAAGAAATCGGGTCCGCGGCGCGACCGGTATCACAGAAGGGCTGCTCCAAGGCGTCGACAGTATTCCACTGACCGCCATCGCCCTCGCGACCAGGAACCCTGAACTGGGCTCCACCGCCATCGGCGTGATGACTGGGTCGACAGCATACGAATCGGCAAAGGCTAAAGGACTCTCGACTGCATCAGCCATTCCCTATGCGTTCGCCCAAGGTACAACCGAGGCGCTCACCGAGAAGATCCCGATCGGTATCCTCGGTGAGATGATCACACGCAAGATGCCGTGGGGAAAGGCATTTCTGCGAGAGCTTGGTCAGGAAATGACCGGCGAACAAATCGCTACCTTCACGCAAGATCTTACAGATTGGGCCTATCTACCCGAGAACCGCGACAAGACCTTCGGCGATTTCCTTTTAGAGCGCCCTGAAGCCGCTGGTCAGACTGCATTGGCTGTCCTTGGCGGAAGTGGAACGACCTCGTTGGTCATTGGTGCTGCGCAGCGCGCCACCGATGCGACCGCTTCTGTCGCAGGCCGGGCCAGCGAGGCGCGACGCGCCCGCGCCGAACGCACCGCCCTGGATGAGATGGCAAAGGGCGCTGAGGCATCCAAGCTCAAGCAGCGCGATCCAGAGGCGTTCCGCACCCTGATGCGCGAGCATGCCGAGGAAGCAGGGGCAACTTCCGTCTTCATCCCGGGCGAAGCAATCCGGTCCTTCAACCAGTCCGAAGGGTATGATCCGGCCAGCGATCCGTTTGCCGGCTCCGACGCTCAGGAAGCGGCTGCCACCGGCGGCGATGTCGTGATGCCGATCGAAGACTTCCTGACCGACGTCGTCGGCACGCCCGCGTGGGAGGCAATCAAGGATGACGTGCGCCTGTCGCAGGGCGGCATGTCTTTTCGCGAAGCCCAGACCTTCGATGATGCAATGGCCGAGGTCATGAGCCGGGCAGCCGATGAAATGGCTGCGAGCGAGCGCGCCGACCGGACCGCACGGTCTACGCGCGACCAGCTCGTCGACCGCGTTGCCGCCATGTTCGGCGAAGGGTACACCGCGCCAGTCGCGCGCCAGTATGCCGAGATCGCGGTGCAGCGCGCCCAGACACGCGCCCAGCGGCTGGGAATGGAGCTGTCACCACAGGACTTCGACAACTTCGCTGTGCGGCAAGTTCTGCCTGAAGGTGTTGCGCAGGCAGTGGCGGCCGACCGGCTGGATCTGGTCATCAATGCGCTGCGCGAAGGACGGCCGGTCGAATATGGTGTGGGTCCGTCGCTGCTTGAATTCATAGCCCAGCGTGGCGGAGTCAACGACGTCGGCGGCGACCTCGCCTCGATGGGCGTACCTGCAAAGTTCCTTCGCGAGTACGATCCGCGCCAGGTGGAGATGGCCGGCGGTGTCTCCGGCAATGGTGATTTCGGCATCGATAATACCCTTCTTGCCGCGATCGAGGCCGGGTACTTCCCGGATCTGGCAAACATCCAGAACGAACAGGGCCCGTCGACGCTCGACACACAGCGCCTGCTCGACGCCATTGCCGGGGAGATCGCGGGCCAACCTGTCTATGCCGAGACCCGGACCGATGATGTCCGAGCCTCTGCGGAGGATTTGCGCCAGATGCTCGAGGACGCCGGCTACTCGCCGTCGGACATGACTGACCAGGACATTCGCGACGCGGTGGAACGGCTGGCGCAGGAGGTCGACATTGTCGGTCGGTCCTACGAGCAGGGAAATAAGAAAGGAGGCGTAGCCGATACGACGACAGACACTACCGGCTCTATGGGTGAAGGTGACACAGCTCGCTCCACCGACGCCTCGGAGCAAGCTGTAGCGCGGAAGATTGAAAAATTCAATCAGGAGACGCGCGGCCGCGTGATCTTCGACGAGAACAAGCGTGTCATCGAGCTGTTCAAGGGCCGAGATCTGTCGACGCCTATCCACGAGCTGGGACACGTTTGGCTTGAGGAACTTGCTGCCGATGCTGCGCTGCCCAGTGCGCCCGAGCAACTTCGAACCGATTGGGCCGCGGTGCAGTCGTGGTTCGCACACTCAGGCCACGCCATCGCCGAAGACGGCACGATCCCGGTCGAGGCGCATGAACTGTTCGCGCGTGGCATCGAGCGGTACTTCATGGAGGGCAAGGCGCCGACAAACGCCCTCACCCGCATCTTCGAGAACGTCCGTCAGTGGATGCTATCAATCTATCGCTCGGTGTCCGCCCTCCGTTCCGAGATCAGTCCGGAGATCCGCGAGGTTTTCGACCGCATGATCGCCAGCGACGAGGAAATCGCCGCAGCACGTGAGCGCCAGGGCATCGACGCCCTGTTCAAGCAGGCTGCCGACGCTGGAATGAGCAAGGCCGAATTCGCCGCCTACCAGGCAAAGGCCGAGGACGCGAACGCAGCCGCTCACGCCAAGCTGCTCGAGCGCGTGATGTCAACCATCCGCCGGCGCGAGACGGAGCGGTACCGTGAGGCCCGCCGCGGGGTTCGCGAAGAGGAAGCCGCCCGCATCGAGGCGAGCCCGCTGTTCCGGGCCCTGGCTGCTATGGACCCAAAGAAGGACGGCAACCGCATCAGCAAGGAATGGCTCGTCGACCGCATGGGGCTCGACGCCCTCGACCTGCTGCCGCGCCGCGTGCCGCCGCTCTACATCGAGGGTGGGGTGAACCCTGAGAGCATCGCCGAGATGGCGGGCTATTCGTCCGCAACCGAAATGATCGAAGCCCTGATCGGTGCCGAGCGCACTCATAGGCAAGCCAAGGAAGGAGGTGATCAGCGGTCGATGCGGGTTCGTGCGATCGAAACCGCAACCGATAACGAAATGGCCCGGCGTTACGGCGATCCACTCAACGACGGATCGATCGAGCGCGAGGCCATGGAGGCGGTGCAGTCGGAGCAGCTCGGCGAGGTCATCTCCTCCGAGATCCGGGCGCTAGGCCGGAAGACCGGGCGCGGCCCCCTGCCCTACCAGATCGCGCGCGACTGGGCGCGCGGCAAGGTGCGGTCGGGCAAGTGGATCGATGTCGCTTCGCCCGGCGCGCTGGTGCGCCATGCTCGGAATGCTGCGAAGGCTGGTAAGGCTGCCGAGGCCGCATTGATTGCCGGGGACCATGCCGAGGCCTACCGGCAAAAGCAGTTCCAGATGCTCAACAACGCACTTGCTGCCGAGGCTTATGTCGCCGCTGACGAAGTCGAGACGGCGCGCAAGCGCATGGAGAAGATTGCCGAGGCCAAGACGCGCAAGGCGATCGACCAGGACTATCTCGAGCAGGCGCAGATGCTTCTCGAGGCGGTCGACCTCAAGCGCCGGTCGCAGATCTACGAGAAGCGCAAGGGCAGCTTTGCCGCATGGGCTGCGGCCCGAGAGGCCGAAGGCTTCGATGTTGTCGTGCCGGAAACCTTCGAGGCCACCATCGGCCTGACAAACTGGAGCAAGATGCCGGTAGAGGACATCCTCATGCTCGACGAGGCGGTCAAGCAGATCATGCATCTGGGCCGTCGAAAGCAGATGTTGATCGACGGACAGGAAGAACGCCTCTGGGAAGAGATAGAGAAGGAAGCAGTGGCGAGCGCCGAGAATCTGCGCGGCAAGCCTCCTGCCGACCTGGCCGATCCGCGCCTGTGGGAGAGTATCGGCCGCGGCATAGCCGGCATCGACGCCACACTTCTCAAGATGGAGACGGTGTTCGACTGGCTCGACGACGGAAACCCGAATGGGGTTTTCAATCGCATCGCGTTCCGCCCGATTGCCAGGGCCCAGGCGCGCGAAGCGGATATGCTCAAGGACTACCTCAGCCGGATCAAGGCGCATTTCGAGGAGGTCCCGCCGGAGGTTGCGGCGCGCTGGCAGGACCGCATGGTCCTCCCCTTCATCGATGTCGAGACCGGGCGGAACATGGTGCTCAACCGGCAGCAGCTTGTCGCCATGGCCTTGAACGTCGGCAACGAGGGCAACCTTCAGCGCCTCGCCGACGGCTATCGCCTCAACGGGGGCGCCCTCGTTGGCTACCTCGACCAGACGTTGACCAAGGAAGAGTGGCAATTCGTCCAGAACGTATGGGACACGTTCGACTCGCTGTGGCCGGAGAGCTCCGCAATGGAGAAGCGCGTTAATGGCGTGGCCCAAGGCAAGGTTCGCGCACGCAAGTTCGACACCAGCACCAACGGCCAGATGCGCGGCGGGTACTATCCGGCAGTGTATAATACGTCGCGCAACTACAAGGCGCAGGAGAACGCAGGCAAGGAAAGCGACCTTCTGGATTCACGATATTCGAAATCAAACACTAATGCATCCTCATCGAAAGCTCGTAGCGAACAGGTAAAAATGCCGATCCTGCTCGACCTCGGCGTGATCAATCGGCACCTCGGCGAGGTGATCCACGACATCACGCATCGCGAGGCGGTAATCCAGGTGAACCGGTTCCTGACCAGCGAGCGTGTGCGCCGAGCTGTCGATGCTGCTCTTGGACAGGAGATCGGCAAGCAATTCCGCCCGTGGATCAAGTTCGTCGCCAATTCATGGGCCGTCGAGCGAGCTGGCAACGAGGGGATCGGCAAGTGGCTGGGTAGGCTTCGCGCAAACACGACAGCTGTTGGCATGGGTTTGCGGGCGACCACGATGGTATCCCAGATCGCGGGCTATTCAAACTCATTCGAAGTTGTCGGCGAAGCGGCCATGGTGAAGGCTATTGCGCAGTTTTACCGGGACATTCCGGGCCATGCGCGCGCGGTGATGGAGCGGTCCGACGAATTGCGTCACCGGATGAACACCATCGATCGCGACATCCGTACCGAAATCGCGCGACTTTCCCGTATTAACCCAGCCAACAAGGCTGCGGCAGCGGTCATTGATGGGAGAAAGTTCTTCTTCCACGGCATCGGCTACATGGATCTTGCCGTATCAATCCCGACTTGGATGGCAGGATACAGTAATGCGCTGGCGGCTGGGATGAGTGAGCAAGACGCCGCCTATGCAGCGGATAAGGCTGTGCGGCAGTCGCAGGGCGCTGGCGGCCCTAAAGATCTCGCGGCAATCCAGCGCGGGACAGGAAACTGGGGTGAAGCTCTCAAGCTCATGACCATGTTCTACAGCTTCTTCTCAGCGCAATATCAACGTGAGCGCACACTGGCGCGCGATGCGATGGGAGTAGATCGGCGCCGAAGGCGGAATGTTCCCAAGCTCGCTGCCCGAGCTTTTTTCCTGCTGGTGCTTCCTCCGTTGCTGACTGAGGTATTGCGCGCTGCAGTCGGGGCTCATGCGGGGCCCGACGATGATGAGTGGTGGACGCAATGGGTTGCGCGCAAACTACTTGCGAACGCAATCGGGCCGATCCCCGCTGTGCGTGATGTGTTTGAGCCAGCTTGGAATGCTGCGCGTGGCGCGCGCTACTATGCGCCTTCCATTTCTCCTGTTTCCCGCGCGCTCGAATCCTTTGTGAAGGCGGTCGGGTCTGTTGCCAAAGAGGCCAGCGGAGGAGATGCCCCACACGCAACAAAGGATGTTCTAGAAGCGGCTGGATATTTGACCGGCCTTGTGCCCGGGCAGGTGGCATCCGCGACGCAATTCCTGGTCGACGTCGGATATGGCGATACCAATCCGCAAGGTTTCAGTGATTGGCTCCAAGGCCTGTCGACCGGAAAGATCGACGACTAGGCGCGATTCAACGCGTGCACTGCCTCCCGTAATCCCTTGCCAACTAGGCGAGGCTTTTAATGGCAGTTTCTACAACCAACGCATTTTCGGGGCCTTATATCGCGAACGGCGTGACCACAGTGTTCCCGTTCACGTTCAAAGCCCCCACTGCCGCTGAAGTTGCCGTCCTGGTGCGCGACAGCGACGGAAGCGACGTTGATCCCGGCGACTATACGGTCAGCATCAACAGCGGCAGTGGTGGTTCTGTGTCGTTTTCTACCGCGCCGGCCGACGGTCTTTCGATCACACCATATCTCGCCGCGTTGTTCACTCAGGACCTGCAATTCGAAGACGGCTCCGCCTGGTTGGCTGAACCAGTCAACGAAGGTTATGATCGATCAGTCCTTCGCGACCAGGTTCTGAAGCGGGATATCGATCGCGGCTTCAAGGTACCGATGGGAGAGGAAGGCCCCTCCCTACCATCTGCATCGGCGCGCGCGAGCAAGTTCCCTGTTTTTGACGCGACCGGCGAGAATATCGTCATGTCGGAAGGCACTGGCGCCGATGCAGGATTGCGCGGTGACCTTGCTTCGACAGAGGGTGGAAAAGGGGCGGGTCTCGTCAACTTCACGCCATACGGCGTCACCTACACGACGGAAGGTAGCGAGCCCGTCGTTTTCAACGTGTATGACCTTGCCGAATCCGGCCGCCGCGCACGACAACGTATCGCTCCTTTCGATCGCGGCGCGCATATCGGCGAGCAGTTCTCCGGCCTTGGTATCGAATTCCGCCCAACAGGCTCGCTCTCCAACGGCCCTGCCCACGCCGATATCGGCTTCAATGTGTCGGTCATTAAGGACGGCACAAATGTAGGCGAGGTAGACGGGCTCAACGTGGTGGTTCGCCAAGCCGGTGCGGCATCCGATGCCTGCGCAATCCTGACTGACGTTGCCGGTTGGAACGGTGGGACCGGATTTTGGGGACAGCACGAAGGATCGACGAAGCATATCGACGGTGGCGGCACCACACTACTCGATATCCGCACGCAGATGGGCATCATCGATACGGTCAACAATTCGTCGTTTGGCTTTTTCGCTACGCCAGATACTGGGACGATTGGTTACGGTCTACTGTTCATCACTGAAGCCAGCGGCGGGCAATTCGACAACCATATCGCCGCGATAGTTGACGGGAGAACGGCCTTTCAGGTTGACGAAGAAGGTCGGACTTACGTCAATGCGGGCGACCTTGAAACGGGGCAGTACGCGCGCCAGGAGTGCTATCTTCTTGAAGCGGCAAGCGGGAACGCCCTCGCCGGACATATCGAGTTCAATCGCTATGCTGCCGGGTCTGACTGGACCTCCGCTGAATTCCGACTCCGTGGCAGCGTGGATGGCTCCGACGCAGCGGCAAGCTCGCCGTGGATGGCGTTTCGCGGACTGCCCGGTGGTACGTCTCAGATCACATTTGGATATGGCGTTGGCGCGTCTGCTTTTGATCGCGTGACGATCCCTATCGGCGGCGGCCTTCAAATTATTGATCTGCCGTCATTCTCTTATGCAGATGACACAGCTGCCGCCGCCGGGGGTATTCCGGTTGGTGGATTGTACCATACCTCCGGCGCAGTGAAGGTTCGCCTTTCATGAGCCACTTCGAGCGCCTGATTGCCTGCATCCGCTCGGGACAGATGAGCGAAGCGCAGATCTCCGAAGAACTGCGCAATCCTGTGTTTGCTTCATATTACAGGCAAAGGGCGTGAACGATGCCTGACCTTGCATCTCTTGCTTCGACAACGCTGCCGATGGGTGTCGGGCTTGGCGCCGGCGGTGTTCTTGCCATCGGCATCATGCGGGCGCTGGGCAGCGCCGCGCGGTGGATTATCGAATACTTCGGGGGACGAATGGACAAGAGGGCCGACCGGCTCGACGCAAGTACGGACAAGCTGATCAAAGGCCTCGAAGACAGGATCGATGCACTGACGAAGCGGCTCGACCACGTCGAGCAAGAGCTGTCCGAATGCAAGGAACAGCACGCCGTCGCCGAGGCTCGCAACAAGCACCTCGAGGCGATGATGCAGGGATACGGTGATGCCCGGCAGCGCATCGCGACCGAGCAAGCAGCTGAGGTCCTGTCGATTAGAGAGAGGTCAAAGTGATGGACGTTCGTGCCCTGCAGTCGAGACTTGGTGTTGTAGCCGATGGCATGTTCGGCCCTAAGAGCCGCGCCGCGCTGATCGCCCGCCTTACCAACATTGCCGCGCCGGCCGTGAACAGTGCGGATCTGATCAGCTTCGCATCCCGGCTCCACTGCTCCGGCAAGCAGCTCGCTGCCGTCGCCAAGGTCGAGAGCGCGGGCGGCGGATTCGACGATCGCGGACGGCCCAAGATACTGTTCGAGCGCCATCTGTTCCACAGACAGACCGGAGGCCGATGGTCGCCGTCATCCTTTAGCCAGGCTACGGGGGGCAGATATTCCGAGGACAGTTGGGGCAAACTCCTGCTCGCCTGCGCCAAAGACCCAGACGCGGCTTTTTCCTCGTGCTCGTGGGGCAAGTTCCAGGTGCTCGGCCTGCACTGGTCAAAGCTCGGCTATGAAAGCCCGTTCGCGCTGGCCGTGTCGACGGTGGAGAGCGAGACCGCGCACTATGATTTGCTCAGCCGGTACATCGAGGCCTTCGGTCTTGCCGACGAGTTGCGTGCCTTGAGCACCGATCCCGAGGACTGCCGCGCGTTCGCCCGTCGCTACAACGGCCCGGCCTACGAGCGGTTCGACTATCACAAGAAGCTGGCGAGTGCGATGCGATGACGGTCCGCGAGTTCCTGCACTGGCTCGGCCATCCGCTGCGGGCTGTCGTCTCCGCGTTGACCGTCCTCGTGAACCTGACGCGCCAGCAGATGCGTGCGCTGTTCTCGCTCGCCATGATCGGCGGCATGATCTCGCTGTCGGGGCAGAACTTCATCTACACCTACTTCGCCCGCCGAGCTGTTGCTCGGGGCGAGGCCTACCGCCCGCTCTTCGATCTGATCCAGGAGCAGATGCGGTTCAACTCCGCGCTCGTCGCATGGTTCGCCGTGATCCTTGGGTTGATCGTGTTCGGCGCCGACTGGCTACGCGCCAAGTGGGGCGACCGGGAGTTGCAGTTCGGCAAGGATGATCCCGCCTCTATCAAGGACGATGGAGAATGAACCCGATCCCCATCAGCTGGTGCCTCGGCGGTGCGGCCGCGGCTGCCCTCGTTGGCGCCTGGGGCGGTTGGACGGTCCGCGACTGGAAACGAGACAGCGAAGTCCTCGCTGGAATCGAGAAGGCGACCGAGCTCGTCAACGAGCAGCGCGCAACGATCGACGCTGCAGCGCAGGCCTATGAGCAGGAGCGAGAAGATGCACGAGTGCAGACCAACGTGCGCGAGAGCACGATCCGCGAGATCTATCACGACCGGCCGGTCCCTACCGATTGCGCTGTTGGCGACGATGTGCGCGGCGTGCTCAACGACGCCGTCCGTTCCGCCAATGCCAGAGCTGCAGGCGAACCTGCGCCAGGACTGCCCAGCACTGCCGCTGGGCCCGGTTCCGCTGATCGACCCTGAGCGATCGATCTGGGAGAACGCGCTCATCTCTCTTTACGGTGAGTGCGCCGGCCGTCATCATCGAACCGTCGAGGCATGGCCTTCAACTCACAGCAAGTGATGCTTAAATTGTGTCCATAGGGATCGGGCGCGATAGAGAGATACGATGAACAAGTCAGACCTTGACGACGAGATTGAGAAAATCACACATCCCAGCGAAGCTGAGATGGAAGTTGAGCGCGAAAAAGAAACGCACGAAATTCGATACAACCTGACGTTCGTGTTTATAGGGCTTGCCGTGGTCATTCTCATCGCCACCGCCCTGGTGCGGTGAGCCGCGGCCTAGTCAGGCTGTCTGACCTTCCCGGCCTGCTCAAGCATCATCTGAACGTGCGCCGGATTGCTGAGATCGTACTCAGGGATCTCGACGATATCCCGCATCGTGTCGGCGTGCTTGCGTAACCGGGTGATCATCTCGGGCATGATGTTGCGCAGTTCGATGAGCCCGATCTCGGCGCTGGTCGATTCCTTCACGCGATCAAACCGGCGCTGGGCTTCGTCGGCGATCTCGTCGTCGGACATGGTGGAGAATCGGGAGAGGTAGGTCATGCCCGCCTTCTATCCGTTCTCCTTACGTTCCGGTAGATACTCTTTTCGCACGCGCCGGATAGGTGTACAGTCACGAAGTCGAACGAGGTATCGCAGACCCTGCTCCTTTCGCTTCGGCCCAGTACCTGCACTTAGGCCCGGCATTGTCCGGGCCTTTTTTCATTGCCTCACGGATAGCTAACGATACCGCCGGCGGAGTTCGGGAGGTAGGCCTTACGACGCCACAGCGGCCTTGACTGTGTGAAAACTCCGGTTGTACCGGATAGCGCCTGCAGGTTGAACGGCGATGCGTTCGAGGCCTGCTGTGCTTGAGAAATCTACCCTTTATCAGATGGGGTTGCAACTATCCGGAAATGTTGGATGGTTCACTGCCCTGGCACACCGGACACACCCACCGCGCCGGGTGCCCTGCCCTCCTGATCAGCTTCCACCCTGCGGCCTTTGCGCGCTTCTCGACCGCATAGACCGCATCGCGGCTGGTAGCGGCCTCGCGCCGCGGCTTATCAGCATCGCTGCGCGCATAGGTGACGCACTGGCGCTTGCCAACCGGATCGCCCTTGCCGTCGTCGCAGCGGATCGTGACTTCATATCCCAT